ATTTACTTCAGTCTTTATTTCCACTTTAGCATTCTTAGCATCTGGACCTGTTATTCCCGGCATAACTTCTTTTAACTGCATACTAATATAATAGTTTGTATTACGGAGATACTCTTCAGCAATCTCTTCATACGTTGCAGTTGTACCTATTCTATTAAGAATAGTACGTACGATTTGTTCTGGAAGTTCCATACACAAATCGTATAATTCCATGTCATGCTTTTCAACATTCCAGTCGTTAAGTCTTTCTTCCAAAGTAGGAATAATAACCTCGGTTTTAGTTGATTCTGAAGCTTCTTTAGCTTCTGTACCATGGTACTTATCGTACCCATACCACAGGATTCCTCCTAATAGTACGATGCAAAGTAGCCCAATGGCTACGTCTCGAAACTTGTTCATAGAAATAATTGATTTATTAATAAAACTGTGCAATATTGCCTTATTGATTGATGACCATTACTTGAATATCTAATTCAATTTTAATTGGTTCATTCTTCCAAGATATCATAGGAATATTTAGTTGTATTCTATCTTCTTCAGATATCTGCGTATAATTAAAATTTCCTGCAAACTCATCCTCATTAGGACAGTTTAAATTAATCCAGTAATTTGAATCACCTTCAACATATCTTTTTGGCTTACTTGTAAAAAGATATTGTCCTCCATCTTCATCTACTGCATACCAAACTTCTACTTTCATAAATCTTGTTGTTTTTGTTCTTCTTCGTATAAATATTTTTCTATTCTTTGAGATTCTTTATTAATTAAAATAAAGAACAAACCTAGTATAACACCCATACCTAATGAGGTTATTATTAACTCTCCTGTAATAGCTATGGTGTAAATACCCCCAACTATTACTGCCAATAGTAGTAACACATATAAAAGACATTTTAATGAAGATTTATTTAAAGGATTCATAAGCTTGTAGAAATTGTTTATATGTACCTAACATATCCATCAATAAACTATGACATTTATGAAGATGGTTATATTCTTCTTCAGTAAGAATATATACTGAACCCACTTTTACTACATTTGGAGTAATTTCTTGTATATTACGAGAATTATTTGTAGTATTTATATTTTTTGTACTTTGTGATTCTATTTGTGGTTCTACAATAGACATCACATTTTTGATTTCTTCTTCTGAGAAAAAGGATTCACCTATAGTTCCACATACTTCTGCTACTTTAATACAAATAGCTTCATAAGTTTCATTATCTCTGAGTGTGTAGTAAAATTCTCCAGAATCTACAGCAATTTTAGCTGTTTGTAATTCAAGACCAAAAATTACCTTTAATGCTTTTAACCAAGCTATTTTAAATTTCGCTTTTTTAAAGTTGAATTTAATTTTTGTTGCCATATTGATTATATTTAATGTTAATAGTTTTCATAAATAATCCTAAGTAGACCATAAGCCACTAACGCCGCCAAGCTGTTACATGTATCTACTTAGGATTTCAATTTAATCAGTATGTGTTTCACAACAGATACATGAATAGAGTTCTATAATTCAACAAGTTTTTCTTTTTAAAAGGGAGAAATAAATCTCCCCTACCTGATTATGGATAGATCTGTAAGAAGTGATCTATATAACCGGGTTTTGTTGCAATATATACCCTATATCCTCCACCTAATTTAAATAGGTCAAAGTCTTTTTTGGGTATTTGCATAGCAACAGTTTCTACATCTTGTTTCCAATTAGTATCGAATAAACGATGTAATTGATTATGAAGATTGTCCATGTATGAATACATGCACTGTTGCTTGGATGCGATAGCAGTATTGATTACTACACCGTATCCTCTACTTAATTTATAAGCTAACTTAATTGCATCAAGCCAACTTAAATTAAGCTCTTTTTTAAGAGTCACAATTCTCTTATATAGAGATATACTACGACTCTTTTTTTTCTGAATTATTATTCTTATCATATTATTAAGTATTAATGATTCAGATTTAAAGACATTAGCTTCGGTAGCCGTTGGCATTCGTTCAGCCCGGCAATTTAAACCTACTAGACCCTAGAACCCGACAATGCATATCCATAAGAATATAATGCCTTACATGTCTTCGTTGAGGTTGTCTTCCCTCTAGGGAAATTGTATGCGTATTTCACAATAGGCATACAACGGTTCTGCGTGACTTTCGTTGCCTTTAGGAGGCTATAATCAATGTTTGTAAAAATCTTTTAAATGACACACACGTGTTTCACAACAGATGTGTATCTTACATTTTAACCAAAAGAATGTTGTTACTTCAATTCTTTCTTAACTTCATCTATAATACCATGAAAAACACTAACATTTACTTTATCCTTAAATTCAATATATGCAAATAATATCACACATATTGGATATAGGATAGGATCGTCCAACAGTATTAATAATATTATCATGTAGATAAGTATTCTTAATACTAACCAAATGAATGATATTATCTTTCTCATATATTAAAAATTTGATCTCCTAGGTGGGGTCGAACCACCAATCTCCAACGTGCAATACGTCTAGTGTTTTTCCATTAAACTATAGGAGTTTTGTATCCAGATACTTATTTTCCAGTTAGTATCATACTGTCTTACACCATAATACATTATGGTAATGTTTTCGATTGTAAGCTTACTTGGTTACTAATAAACACAATAGTGCACCCATGCGAACCTAACATGCTATTGCAAGGAATGTTATTAATGTGGCCACATTAATAAAGGTTTAATTCGATTCCTTCTCTGCTATGACTGCTATTATTATAAATACTGTGCATGTAAATTATAATAAAGCCTATTCTTCTAGAGTCTCTGCGCCTACATGATGTTATCACTGCTCCTAATTAAGGAAAGCTACGCCATACACGAGTATTCATACTACATTGGGTTGTAATAATAGTAAGATGTCCTCTAGTTATTGTTTTTAGTTGTCATAGTTTACTAAAAACAATAGTTACTAAATAATTTAATATGACTCTGCATTTACTTTAGGCTTGTCACTAACCATGGCTGCATTATATTAAATTAAAAAGAGAGTTGTGTATCACTTCATACACTGGGTGTTTATATTATTCACGTTTAATAACTTTAACACCAAAATAGATACCAATTATAGTTGGTATTATATACAGTAATATATTAGTTACTGCATAACGTGGTTGACTTATTGTTATTACTATATAAAATAATAATACCAATAGTAATACACCAAATAAGATGTAATTAAGTGCTTTCATTTTCTTTTATATTTATTGTTAAATGTATCTACTGCTTTTTCTCTATTAGGAAAGGTAGTTATTACTAATTTCCCTTCTTTTTCGAGAATAATAGACCACTCGAAAGCGTGCTTTCCAACTAGAATCACTTTGCGTCCTAGTGCATCTGTTACGATTGCTCGTACTGTAGAATCACAATTTGATTTGTGATATTTTCTCTTGCTCATAGATTCTTATTTATTAAATGAGTTTATTGCTAAAAAACATATTCCAATAAATATCCAATAAGCTAATGACCATTCAAATATCATATCTAATATTGCTGAGAATTTTGCTTTTGGATCTAACCCCATTGATAATAGGAATAAACATGACATTATGTAAAATCCTATTGTCGCTTTTGTTCCGTTACTCATTTGTTTCTATTTTTGAATC